TGTTGATGGTTCATATGAATAATCTTGTGGTGCATATTCTGCAATAAGAGATTTAAGAAGTCTAAATTCTTTCTTCATGGCAAAGTGAATACGAGCTTGAATAGCTGACATCACTTTTAATGTGCGTTCAAGAATAGCTAGTGTAGTTCCTACAGGGCTGTTAGCTGACATGTCAGAAACTTTTAAGTCACCCGCTGCAGCAAAACGTCTACCTTCATCAATGATTTGATTAAGTAATTGAATAAGTGTTTGTGATGGCTCTTTGTAAGGCAGTGGCATGATATTATCTTTCATCGTGCCAGAAGGTACATCTACATCACGGAACTCGCCTGGGGCAATAGGTGTATCATCGCCCTTAACTCTAAGGCCTCTTGTTTTAAATCCACCAGGTAGGTTTGCTAGTGATCCAGCGTCTACTAATTGTCTAAGTATGGATGTTCCAGATTTAGCAAAACCGCCTATAAGATGGATAAGACCAAACGCATAAATACCAAAACCTGGTATATATGTGTAATGTACAAAGTGCTGACGTTTTTGGTGGGTGGTATCTTCAGGTTCCCAGTTACGTCTAATCGCTAAAATTGTACTTGTATTCTTTTCAATGGTAACTACGTATGGAAGTGCTAGTCCTGTAGGTTTACCTTTTTTATCTGTATGTTCAAACCCTGGAAGATCCAAGTCAACATGCATTTCTAAAATCTTGTATCGATCATCAGTCGTTGCACGGAAGCCTAACTTCTCTGCAATCTTCTTTTCAACTTCATCTAAGTTACTTTGTGGATCACCAATATCTACATCACGATAAAATCCAGCTAATTGTAAACGCTTTAATTCATTTTCTGTTTTACGCATGACATGTGTTACACGCTCAGAAGCTTCAAGACTTGATGCACCATATGGCATCACTAAATCTTCTGCTGGAACATACATAGACACTTGACGATCAAGTGCCGCATCTATATAAACCTTTTTAAATCCGTTACCAGATAAAGCTACACCCCACAACATTCTTTCATGTTCAGGTCTATATTCAGGCATGGCATCTGTTAATTCATAATTCATGTCCGCTACCACACGGTTCATGGCATCTTTTTTCTCTTGTGTTTCTTTACCAACAATCTCACCCTTAACTGGGCCTGATGCTGGGAAAGTGTCCATGATTGTTTCTGATTGGAATTTAGTGACTGCTTCAGCTAGAATAGGATGATAAACACCACAAGCTCCATCCCACGGTTCAGAACGTTCATCAATCTTAAGACCTAACAGATCTAAACCATCTACATAAGTTTGAATCCAATCACGTCTTGAATCTACGTCAGAATCAAAGTCACCTACCAAATCACCCGCAAGCTCGGTTAAGTCACCTTCATCCATGTATTCAGCTAAGTTATCGGCAAAGTCTTCTTTATCATTTTCTTCTGGACCTAAATTAATTTCAAGACCGTCCATACCAATATGAACTGCCTCTGGATTAACAATTTCTATTTCCATAGCTGGTTGCTGGGAGTCTATACCTGCTAGACCTTGAGGAGCTTCGTAGAGGGCTTTATCAATTGACATAATAATCCTTTAATGGTAGATACAATATTTTAACCTTTTTATTAATAATAAGCCACCTTTCTGCGGAACTCACGGGGTTCATCTGGCTCATCTGAAGGCAGGGTTATAAAGCCGCCACGTCTAAATCTAATAAGTGCTTGAGTGCTTGAGTCAACTAAGTCATCGTGATCTGAATTAGGAAATGCTGCCATTTCTTCTATGACTTCTTCTGCCCAACGTTTTCTTGGCGCCCACACCCTACCCGATGCGAATAGATCGCTCACTGAGTTGACCCGTGATATCTTGTCGTTACCACGAGTTGGCGTAAATTCTTGAACTGGGATTCCCATCCGTCTTAGTTCAAAAATTAAAGGCGCACCTGATGCTTTGGCTTCCACGATGAATGCATCGGGTTGCCAGTCTTGGTAGTATTCCAAAGCTCTCGCTTTTAATTCTGGAAACTCCATGCGTTCTTTTAATGCGTCAAGCAAAATAATATGCGGGTCGTTTTCATTTTCATCTTTATAAAAGACGCCCCATGTGGTGCATGCAGAATAGTCTGCACGTTCAGATTTGGTAAAGGCAGTATCCCAGCTTTGAATAATAAATTCACATCTTGGTGGTTGTTCTTTTTCCCATACTTGCCACCACTCACGTTTGACAAGCGCACCTTCTTCAGAAGTAGGGTTTTGTTGATACTGAGCTTGCCATTTAGATAACGGCAACTCTTCACGTAACTTACTTAATTCTTCATAGGACCAGAACTCTGGCCATAAAGGTTTTTCAGAAGGTAGGATGGCTGGGAGTTCAATGATTTCCCATTCATCTCCATCACGGTCAAGCATACCTTGTAAAATCTTGCCAGTAAGATCTCGCTTAGCCCAACGGGTCATAACAACTACGATAGAGCCGCCAGGTTGTAAACGTTGGCGTGGTCCTGATGTATACCACTCAAAGACTTTATCGTATACGGATTGGTCTCCTGCCGCTAATGCCGCTTCTTGTTCCGAATGCGGGTCGTCAATGATGAGAAGATCAGCTCCTTTACCAGTGACAGTACCACCAACACCGATAGCAAAATACTCACCATTAGCATTAGTAGACCAGCGGCCAGCAGCTTTAGAGTCAGAACGAAGGGCAACGTTTGGAAATATTTTACCATATACCTCAGAGTCTACCAGATTTCTAACCTTTCGTCCAAACCCAACTGCTAATTCTGCAGTATTAGAACACTGAATAATTTTTTTACCTGGAAACCTACCCAAGAACCAGGCAGGTAACATATAAGAGGCAAACTCAGACTTAGTATGACGAGGAGGCATGTTAATAATAAGACGTTTAATTTTTCCATTGGCTATGTCCTCAAATTTACGTGCCATTAAAACATGGTGTCTGCCATGAATAAACCCTGGCCACATTGTGGTTACAAACTTCATAAAATCTTCTTTGCCTTCTTCACGAAGTAAAGCATCGTCATAAGACCTAACTTGTTCTAATACCATAGCCTGTTCTTCAGGCGATAGCATATTCATTAATTCTATTACTTTATCACTCAAGGTCACGCACCTTTAACCCAGCTGGACGGATAGATCTTGCCCGCCCCTTGACTCCTTTGCAAACCCCAAGTTCAATTAGGATATGCATCTTACGGGCAATATTACCCCTACCTCTTGCGCCCGTTAGACGCACCACATCATCAACCGTTGGTCCAAAACCATATCGCTTCCAGAACTCATCTACAATAATAAAGATTTGTTTTTGAGCTGGTGTCATTTTTTCTTCTTAAAATCTTTCTCTGTTAAGACAGGAGCATCCTTCTTAGCGTCAGTCAACATCATTTCTAATGTTTCTATGACTTCTTTAGGACTACCACCTACAATGTTGTCTCGTTCACTATACATCCAAGGTTTTCCTTTATCTTTATAAAAGACTTCATTTAAGGCATAGTAAATCTCGCCAGTCTTTGGGCATTTGCGTTTCATAATTCTATAGTTCCATGTCATTTCCGCCCCCTTGTTACAAAGTTCAGCCCATATGGTGTATATGGCCATAAGAGAAACAATAAGGTAGATAAGGAAAACATAAGTCCATAGGAGATGGTCATAGATATAGTCAATATCAATTCTCTCATAGTGCATCTATACGTATCCCTAGTAATTGTTTAATTTTAATCTTCCAGCGTTTATGCCAGGAAAGCTTACTTAGACTATAAGCCATGTTACCAATGATAATATACGTCTCTGGTTTAAATTGTTTCATGTTATTCCTCCATAGGTTCATCATAATTATCTACCCAGTCAGCAGGGGACCCTAAATCACTAAGGGGGGTGTTTTGCTTATCAATCTTTTCAAAGTCATCCCAAAAATTAGATACCCCCTCCCACTCTGTATTTGTAAATGATATGGGGGGTGTTTCCTCAAAGTTATCTAATCGTTTGTCTGGAATACTATGACAAGGGCTGGCTGCCGAAGCGGACAAATTTTGGGGGGTCGGGTCGGGTGGGGTCTTCTGATCTGCCAGATCTGTGATCTCCGGATCTGTTTGGACTTGGACTCCGGTTAGATCTGTCTCCGGATCTTCTGTCTCCTGGTCTTCGATCGTTGGGATCTGATCGATCGTGATCGGATCGTCTCCTGTGATCTCCTTCAGTAAGTCTTCTGCATCTTTCTTCCTGTCTACAGATAAAGATCTGCTGGATCGGATCGCTTCTGCCAATGAAAGCATCAGCTTGGACTTGGCTTCGCTTGTGGTGGCGGTCTCCCTGATCTCCTTTCTCTCTTGGAAGAGTGCAACGTCTGACATCTTACCGATAAGCTCCAAGCACCTGACCTGAATGGCTGGGGGGATCGTAGGATCTAGAGCCTTCTCGGTTAATTGTTGGATAGCTAATGCCCTTAAATGAGCTGGAAAAAGGTATTTCTGTGCTTCAATTGCGAGTCTTATCTGCTCTGCATGGGTGGAAACTTGGGGGTTATCTAGAAGCTTCGATCCTTCACGGCTTCTCGTGTGGCTTGTTCCCTTCGATGCATAAGCCTTCTTATATGCTCCAGCCTTGGTTGCTCCCTTGGCTATCTCTTCAGCAAAAGCTTTCTGCTTGTGGGTCAAGGTCTTGGACTCTGCTTTGTTACCTAGAAGGATCTCTTCGATAGGTAGCTGGTCAAGTGCTTCTCGGATCTGTGATCTATTGATTTTCATGGGTATAAAGTCGGAACAAGGTTAAAACGATCATTTTACTCTATATTTGCTTAAAAAAGAAGCAGTCCGGATCGCATAGATCGATTTTAAGACACGATCTCTCCCTTGGTGATATCTCTCTATAGGTAGTATTAGGACATTCGATGCTGGGCTTAAGCTTCGCCTTTTAGCCATATAAATACAAGGGGGCGAGAAAGTTTTCAGAGCTGGTGCTGGTCTTGCTGGTCGAGTGCCGCAAAAGTGACCGGATCGAGTCACCGAAAATAAGTGATGAAAATACTTGCAAATCTTTATTATTTCGTGAGAAGATCTCATTTAGTGTAAGACGGCTGGACTCGGTTCATCAGCCTATAAGCTTTCACCAGCTGACCAGAGCTGTAAATGCTGGGCGATCGATGCGGACGCCTGATGTCTAGGACAATTCGATCAAGTGGAATCTTCAAGCCTATTCTTGCGAGTGGGCTTGGGGGTTTAAACTAACCCAAAGGAGACCGCATGAAGTATCTAGTATTTAAAGCAGTTTTGCAGTGCTTGTGGCACGATCTATCAATTAAAAAAGAAAGGGAAACATCATGAAAATGAAAGAGCAGTTTTACGTAATAAGCAGAGATTGTGTCCGATCGAAGCCGGAAGAATGGGAATTTGAAACAGAAGAAGAAGCCCTGACTGAAGCCATAAGGTTTTTAAGAAGGGGCGACTTGGTCGAGTTTGGCGAAGAATTTTCAGGGGGCTTTTAATATGATTAAGCCAAGAGAATTCACGACCAGCGATTTAGATCTCGAAACCGCAGTGGAGCTACTCGAAAACTTGCTGGGGACTTCCAGCGATCCGGAAATCCTTCAATATGACGAAGAAAGCGGACAAGCTTTTATTGATCTGTATTACAAGCACCAAGAAGACTAGAACCGCTTCCAAGCTTATTCAATCGAGTGAGCTTGGGGATCGGTTTTCGATCATTTAAGGAGAGAGCATGAAAAAGAAAACACTAGCACAAGCAATCAAAGCGGAGCTGGATCAAAGAGATCCGGTGACGAGCATGTTTATTTATGAAGCACTAGAAAGGTTATCAGCTGGAGTGGTCGAAGATCGAGAAAAGATTCTCGCTTCTGAAGAGTGGAAGGGGAGTCTTATAGCTCCGGAAGCTTGGATCAGATCGGCTGAAGGCATTCAAAAATTAATTAAATCACTTTAAGGGGACACCATGAAAACACTACAAGAAGCAGTCATTGAGCAGTATGGAACAAGGGAAGAATTTCTCGAAGCAATACCGGACATCATGCAAGGGGGGGCGTCCGCTGGGGTTTCAGGTTTCATTTATTACCATGAGACGCTGGACTTTACAAAGAAGCATTTTGATCTAATTATCCAAGCTCTGAAAGACGATGCAGAAGACTTCGGCTTGGGTCTTTTGGAGATGTTAAGGGGCTTCCGATGCTTCGAAGGCATGACAGAAGATGAGATCGCTTCCGGTCTTTATGATCCGGAGTCGGACGATCGCACCAGCGTCTATAACGGCTTGGCTTGGTATGCTTTGGAGTCGGTCGCATGGTCGCTGGGTGACAAGTAGGGCAATCTTCAAGCCTATTCGCAAGAGTGGGCTTGGGGGCTTGTCTTTGAGCCATAACGGAAAAGGGGAAATTTATGGAAGTAAGAACAGAAGAAGAGATTCTCGCATGGGAGAAGCAATGCTACGGCATGCCGTCTCGCTTGATCGATGATCTAATTTCGGAAGATGCTGAAACGATCTATGATGCTGGAATGACGTTGGCTGGTCATCTCTCTAATTTGCAAGAAAGATTTTGCTATCAGGAGTCGGAAGATCAGACGCCTGAAGAGAATCAGCTCCGGCAAGAGCTGAATGTCGCAAAGTATATTTTGTTTAAATATATTATGGACAAGGTAAGGGGGGCGGATCTATGAGCTTTTGGACTCGTCAAAGTATCATTTTTTTAATCTTGGGGACGGCTCATCTAGCCGTCTCAATCCTATGTCTTCAAGCTGGATCGATAGATATATTTCAAAGTCAATGGCTGGGGGGACTTTTCGAGCTGGTGTTAGGAATGGGATTTTTAATCAAAGGGGAATTATTATCATGAAAAAGATTAGTTTAGATAAAGCAAAGCAAGAAGCCATTATTAGAAAAAACAATTTCTTCAGTGGCAATTACTTTCATTTTGCAGATCCAAGGACTCAAAGAGAAGCTAGTTTCTTTAAGCTTGTTAGGACTTGGAATGCTCAATCAATTATTAGAGAAAGGTTTTAATCATGGGAACAAGGTCATTAACGTATATTTATAACGATGCAGACATGCCATTGGTATGTATTTATAGGCAATATGACGGCTTTCCGTCCGTGCATGGTCAGGAATTGGCGGAAGTATTAGTAGAAACCAAGAACAATGGAATCGAATGCTTATCGGCTTCAGTCGTAGAGAAGCTCAAGAATGGTGATTGGGGTAACACTTATCTCTATCCGCCTTTTGCAGAGCAAGATTGTGGTCAAGACTATGAATACATTATCAAAGACGATATAGTCATGGTTATGAAGATCGGCATCAAAGGGGAAAAGATCAAGCTCTTCGAAGGGTTTTATCCGGAGTTTAGATTCTTTTGTAAAGGACATGATAATAAACAAGTCGCATAGTATTATCTCCAAGCTTCTTGATTCAGGGGGCTTGGGGGCTGATATTAGCCATTTTTGAAAGGGAAATATATGAGAGTATTATCTTTTAATGTATTTAGTTTTAATGAGCTATCTGAAGAAGCACAAAAGAAAGCTTGGGAGAGATATATATCCAGCAATCACTTTGAATACCATTGGACTGATGAAGGCATCGACTCGATGCATAAATTCGCTGGTGCATTCGGTATTACGCTGGGAAAGTATGAAATAAGCACCTATGGCAATAGTTTTGTCCACACCAATGCAGATCGAGATACATTCAGGGGGATTGCATTCAAGAAGGCAGTAGAGATGATCGTTGATAATACTAATGGCTATTGTGTTTACGAAACAATGAAAGATACATTCATTAAATCTATGAAAGATCACGGAGACATGAAGAATTCTTTTTTAGAAGCGATCGATGCTGGTCTTCGAGATATTGTTAAAGACATGGAATATCAAGAATCATTTGAGTATTTCAAAGACATGGCTGAATGTAATGAGTATGAATTTTACGATAACGGCAGTTTAATTTAAGGAGAGAATTATGCATAGCAAAGTAAAAGAAGAAAAGCTATTTAACATTGTGAGTGATCTGCATGATGTAGAAGTAGAGCTATTTGATCGAGCTGGTAATGAATTTGATGAATTACTAGCTAAACAATTGCAAGGTGCTAGAAAACAATTAGAAAAATTAATGAAAGGGGAATTACATGCCTAATTGGTGCAGTAATAATTTAAGAATCACAAGCAAAGATCCAGCAAAGATTCAAAAGCTGGTAGATGCATGGGACTCCGGTCACTTCATGCAGACTTTATATCCATGTCCGCAAGATCTGATTGACACGACCGCTGGATCGTATAGCGATGATGAAAAGCAAAAGGAGCTGGAAGCCAAAGAAAAAGCCAATATTGAAAAATATGGCTATGCAAATTGGTATGATTGGTGCGTAGCAAATTGGGGAACAAAATGGGATATAGGTGTTGATGATGGTGAAGCGTATGTCTCCGGAGATACTTTCTATGCCAATTTTAATACCGCTTGGTCTCCGCCAATTGATTTTTTGATTTACTTGGACGGAAGAAACAGAGACGTTGAAGATCAGAATGATGACTATGATATAGAGTGCGACTATGAAGAGGAAGGTATGCAATTCTATGGCATGTATTCGACTGAATTGGGTGAAAATACCACAAACGGAGCTAGAGAAGAGTGAGATCCGATAGCATTCTTAACCGAGTGCTATCTGATTATCATTTGATAATCGTAACCAAAGGAGAGATATATGGAAAAGTTTCAAACAAGAGTATTTTTTGATGCTTATATCGACTTGGAAGTGGAAGCCGGTGCGAGATGGGAATCCGCTTTAATTGCACGAGACAAGGCTTGTATTATGGACAGAGATGATCTTTTTAATAATATAAAGCTATCTTATGCCTTTGTGGAAGTAGATGATCCAGCCGAGGAGACTATATGAGAAAGTTTTTAATCGAAGCATATGAAAAAATTGTTTATCAAGTGGAAATTGAAGCCAAAGATTATCACGATGCCCAAGAGAAATTTTGGTGTGAATATCCGGATTTAATATCTGTTAAAACTGAAAATGCAGTCATTACTTTTATAGGGGAGAGTCAGCAATGAAAACATTACAATGGACTAGCAATGATATTTGTTATGATCCGGATTCAAAGACTATATTGGGTCAAGTAACATGTAATGGCACTAATGATTTTAAGGCAGTGGCTTTTGGTCGTGATCTTGGAAGGTTTATAGATCGACAAGTAGCTATGGATCGAGTGTCTCACGTTGTAAGAGTGGGTCGTTTTATTGATCCAAGAGACTAGGAGATCATTATGACTAAATTACCGCATGGGAAGGAGCTGGATCGCCTACGAGATCTTATTTTAGATCTTGGCTGGGAATGCCAAAGAATGAGTAGTGGCGGAGTCGAAGAGTATAACGAGATCTGTCGGATCTTGGACATCGAAGAATACACGGAGACTTGTGGTAGGTAGGTGGGGGCGTGTGGCTATAAATGCACGGCTGAAGGGAAAATTTCTATTTTTTATATGAAAGGTAAAAATTATGAGTGTTAAATGGCATGGCAAGGCTTATTGTGCAAATCCATGGAGAGCTGAAGATGTTTCAAGCTTGAGACCGGATTGGTCAATGAAGAAGTGTGAAGAGTGGTTGAGTGATCATGAAGATGACATTCAAGATCGTTTAACAGAATTAGGTTATGAAGTGATTGATTCTTTTATACAAATGGAAGGGGAAGATGATGAGTAACACTAAAGAATATCGTATAGCAAGGTTGTATTTTTTACATGATTTAATAACCAAGATAGCAGAAGAAGAGCCTACGTTGATACATTACACTGATTGGAATCCAAATACAGATGCAATCAATCAAATGATAGAGCTTATAGATCAGGAGGAAAATGATGAGTAATATGTGCAGATGTAGTTATTTTGTAAACGACATACCAACTATAAATAATAAAGAATGCCCTAGGTTTGAACAGCAAGAAGATGAGGAATTTATAGAGTGCAGTCACGTTTTAATCCGTGATGCCAAGGGGTATTGTGAAATAAACTTTAAAGGAGAGAGTCATGAGTAAGATGAATGTAGGTGATGTATTGCATAACGGAGCTACTGTTATGGCATTCTTTGAGAATGAGAAGCATGGTGTAGTGTTAGCACGTTGGATCAATGATATTACGCCATATGTAACATGGAAGTATTTTGAAGGTGATCCTAGGTCTACGACTTGGGGTCATTATTGCCATGATTATGCTGAAGCATGGGAAGACTTTCAAAAACGTGTCAATGGTCAATTTACGAGAAAGGATTAGATCATGGCTTATGAAGTGCAAGAAAATTGTTTGTGTGGTGGCTGGACTAATACATGGTCTACTGAAGATGACGATGGAAAGTCTATACCAACTATTTATGACACCGAAGAAGAAGCTCAAATTGCTTTAGATTACTTTTTTGAAGATTGTCAATCTGCCGTAGATGATGGTTACATGCCGGACGTTCCGAATCGTAAAACATTCAGGATCGTTGAAATACCGACAAAGATAAATGCATGGTCTTTAAACATCAGATGGAATAATGGTGAAACAGAGAACGTGGATCTTCCTGATGACTTCCGTCAGGCTCATAAAGATATCAATGGGTATTTTGATTATTTAGAGCAGGAAAGAGGTGTGCGTTAACGCTTATTTTAACACAGATCACAAGGGTTGTATGCTTCAAAACCCTTGTGAATACTGATAGTATGGACGTTCCATAGTAACTAAAAGGAGATTATATGGGGGAATTACAACTTGCAAGTGCGTGTCTTGCCTATGTTTTATATGGTGAAGCTGGTAGCAACTTTGATAACCAAATTGCAGTTTATCATGTGGTTATGAATAGAGCTAAAACGATCAGTCGAGTATGTGACACGATCTACGCACCCAAGCAATTCGAATACATTACTTTAATGCAAAATGGCAAAATGAAAGAGCCGGATCGCAAAACATTCTTAACCTATCAATTACTAGCGGTTAAGTTTTTAACAAAACAAAAGGGTTATACTTATAATCCTGTGGGTCATAGTCAGTTTTTCCATGACAATCGTATCAGCCCTAAACATAATGTGTTTAACAAGCCATTATTAGCACAAGTCAATAATCTTTACTTTTATTGATCTATAATGGGTAGTTTAGATCACTAGACTACCTATTTCTATTAACTTCTTCTTTAAAGCTTGAGAGGCTTGGAAAGTTCCCACTCTCTTATGAAAATCGTTAAAATCTTCCCCGATTGTAGAGCTGATCCAATACGGCTTGCCTGTTTTCCTAGCAGTAACCTCTCCCACATGGGAATTATCATTATCGGCAACGATGAGTCCGTGGGTAAACTTCCTAGCTATGAATTGCATGTTAGATGCACTAAAGCAGATGTGGATCACATACTTGATATTACTGGCTTTGAGGACTTCTCTGATGGAGAGACCAGTCGCATAACCCTCGCAGAAAATAGGAAAGCCCTTTGCGTCAATGGTGAGAGTTGCCCCCTTGGTCGTTTGTCCCTTCAAGAACTTCTTGACCCCTTGGTTATCGATGAGCTGACACCCAATAATCCTCGTATCGATCCTCATGGGTATAACTAACTGATCATTCCATACATGACCCAGCTGATCTTGAAATCCTTTGCTGACTAGATATGGGTGAGTTTTCTTCTCTGATTGTTTTAAGATCCAGCCGGCTTTTTTAGAAGCTTGTTCTGCACGGATTTTCCTATCATTTTCAGAATCAGCTATCTTCTTTAAAATTACAGGGCTGAAAGCGTTTTTACCATCTTCAATCCATTGAGCTGGTCTATCCATAGTTGACCAATTCTGCACCCAGCCAATACTTCCTAGGAATTTATATCGTCCATTAGTTTTTCTAGGGTGATCAATCGTGGGAGTTGCTACCCAGCGATCAGTGACCAAGTTTTTTAGAATCAGACCATGGTTGATGGCGAAATCTTCAAATCTCATGCAGATCTCCTATTCCCTTTTTGCATTGCTTTAACATATGCAATTGTTTTATGTTTAACCCAATTTAATGTATCAATAGAAGGCTCAACTTGTAGTTTTTTATCTAACTGATTAGGCCATACACCAAACTTCTCTTTATATTTATGGGAAGCCCAATTAGGATTGTAGTTTTTCTCATGAGCAATGTAGAGTAGCTCTGAATAAAATGTTTGCTTATCAAGCATAGATGTTTTTGTATTCATCTTGATCTCATACATCTCACCGGCTATTGCTTCAAACTGATTAACCGGTCTTTCATACCCACAAGACTCACAATGTAATGCTTTAGGCGTCCATAGATAAGAACATTTAGGACATTTAGCTTCATGCTTCTCACGTTTAGAAGGCTCACGCTTGGTCTTTTCTACCTTCTCTTCATTAAGCTCTTGGACACCGGTTTCAAATACACGATCCCAATCATCTCTGAATCTTAAATAGTTTCCAGAGTGATCAAGCCAGAGTGCAAATTCTTTTTCTGGGTGAGGACGCATCACACGACCCATTTGTTGTATATGGCTCGATAATGACTTACTGAATGGCCTTGCAGATACGCCAATCATAACGTCCGGAACATCAAAGCCACGAGTTAATATATCTGTAGCAATCAGGCCATGGATAGTTGTATCAGGCTTGCTGAAGTCTTCTATGACCTCTCTTTTATATTCGCTATTGTCTTTATAGGATACTGAAACAAAGTTGTATCCAGCCACGGCAAACTGCCTAACAAGGTCTTCTCCATGGGCTACACCAGCACAAAACACAATAGTCTTTTTAGGCATACCAAATATTTGATGTGTCATTTTGACCCATTCTTGCACAATATCACCGGTGATCTGCATGCCACGTTCAGTTACTACATCTTGAGACCATTCACCACCAAGCTTTTTAGCACCGGCCATGTTAATCTCTTTGGCAAAATAAACCTTTAATGGAGTAAGCCACTTATTTTCTACAAGGCTATCAGTCGTAGATCCACAAACTACATTGGTATAAAGATTACCTAGCCCTTTTGTAAATGGTGTAGCAGTCAATCCAATGACTTTCATTTCCTGATTGCTTTCAATAAGCTTGCTGATCTGCGATCGTGTGATATGGCATTCGTCTACTACAAGCACATCTATTTTAGGGAATTGTTGTCTGCGTTCTAGCGTTTGAGCAGAACAGACTTGAATCTTTTCGTAGGTATTATATTTCCAATGGTTAGCTTGATATACGCCATGAGGTATGTTGTATTTTTCTAATCGTGAGCTGGTTTGATCTACTAACACAATACGATCTAGAATCATTGCAGATCTTAAACCTTCTTCTGCCATGGCATGCATTAAGTAAATAGCAACTTCAGTCTTGCCAAACCCTGTCGGTGCATAGAGAAGTTGTGATCTATGGCCTTCAGAAAATCCTTTATTCAATTCATCAATAACACCAAGTTGGTGTTCACGTAGTGCTAACATGCTTCTCCTTTCAATGTCCAAGAACCCCTTGGATTAGGCTACCGCATTTGCAGTTTGTTTTTTCTTAAAAAGTTTTTCATTCCGTTATTGGAACGAATTAACTCCGCATTACGATTCATATACATATTGCGAGTTGTAGTTGTTGCCTGTAGATCCCTTGTTAGATTTTCTATATGCTTCCGGAGAGATGTAATCTCATGGTGAATATAAAACTTTTCAAATGGACTTGCTTCCCAATTCTGCGAGTTGATAATATCTTTGAGTTTTGTATTTTCAATATCAAGATCAATAATTACATTGGAAAGTTCTTTGATCTTTTGTATTGCATGTTTTAACTCTAATTCAATATCGCTCATTTATAATTCTATTTTATAAATTAACCTGTGTGAAGAGCTTAATTGGAACATCATAAAAATATTCCCCTTGACTTACTGCCTTGTTAGGTATCTCACGCACTGATGAATTTTTAATCAATTGTGAATCTACATACCAAGCTTTCTTTATGCTCTTTGACACAACAAAATATATAGTCCTTTTATCGTTGTCAAATAATTTATCTTTTCGTTTAGGAATGTGAATGGTATTAAAAGGACATTGATCCCAATCTCGCATCTCTATTTCTGCATACCCAATCGCCTCTTTGTTTCTTTCTACAATTAAATCTACTGCATACTTATCTGGATTGTGCCAGGCATTTAGATTCCATGTAGATTTAATATACTTCCTTACCGCCTCTCGTGCTGGTGGATCACAAGCATCATGAACCGCTTGATTGAAGGGCTTTGTTTTCATAATATTTTTTATTTCTTAAGCCAAATGGAATTGGATCAGGTAAGCTAATCAGGCCACACCTTTCTAAATAAGATAATCTTGTTCTTGTAGTATAGCAGTCTTGAATAATATCTTTAAGAGTGCAGTCAGGTTTAGCTTTCATATAGTAATTAATTATATCGGCTTTCTTTTTGTCTTCTAGCGTTGTATACATTAAAACTTTCCCCCTACTTCCTCAAATATCTTTTCGAATGATGATGGTTTAAAGTCTTGCTTGTTAAATTCAAACATAGTCTTTTTACCATTAGCGTGTTTAATATAACCCTTAACCAAAACGTTTTCAACTATTATTGTTTTTTTTGATTCACTCATCTTTCATTTCCATATTTAATTGATCACTATCAATAATGATATCATCAAATTCTCTAGGTTTATGTTTAACTATATGATGCATTGCATTTGTTTGCACTTCACCTTCATGCACATCTAATGCACCATCAAAGAAGAATCCATTGCCCTTTAAAAATATTTCCATGTTAGCTATCACATCTTCTAATCCATCAGCTTCAAATTCAAGCGTGTTCTTAAAGTCTAGTTCTTTCATTATTAATTTATACTTAGCCATTAGTATGGTGCCTCCTCGTAATCGTTTGTGTTGAATGGTTTTTCTACTTCTTTTGGCAACTCTACCACACTTATATCTGGGTGGGTATCTTTATACCACTTGGCCTCTCTTTTTGACCATCTATACTTACGTATGATGTCTCCGTCATCTACTACTGCGTGGGTAAAATCCATATTTTTTTTAATTCCTTTCATTTTTTTTAGACAATAGGATACCTAGGGTGGTAGGAACCACCTTTGACCCATAGCAGAGGAAGAGAACACCAGTGCCACCAGTCCTACACAGAGTTAATGTTCTTCAGCATGCATAGTAGGTAGTCCACCCCAGTCCTATGCAAACACGATAGTCGCCATTTAACGCTACCCAGTAGAGCCTGCGGGTGTAGGCAGGATACTATGTATTATTCCACGCAGCCCATGTAGGCCCATTGATATCGTTTGGAGTACGAAGGAAGTAATAGCGAAGAAAATGACTCAGATAGAATCATCTTTTTCCACTGTTACTCTCTCATTTATAAATATACGCCTATTTTTGAATTTGTGCAAGAGGTAGAAAGAAAAAACCCCTAGATGATCAGTCTAAGGGTTTTTAAGGTGCGAGGGACACCGAGGGTTGACCATTACGAGAGAGAGAAGCAAATGTAAAGGATCGTGTGAGGAAAGGGACTCACAACGAAACTATAGCAAATGGGTGGATACCTGTCAAGTAATATGTAAAAGTTATATAGAAATAGTTGTATATAACTAAATATTATATAGAATTAGGCTTCTATCATGGTTTTACTGAGGATTTTGTATGGCAAAAAGCGCATTATATTCAATACAAACTGACTTGTATGGAGTAAATTACATACAAAGGTGTTTGTGTAGCAAAAATAGATCTTTTTTATATACAAAGGAAAATATTATGTGGACA